CGAGCCACTGATCTACCACGATCAACCATGCCATCATCATTTTGCCTCCACTCAGCCGAATACCAAATCGCCAAACAGTGCGTGCTGGACAATCTCGTCCGCACAGGTGGCATCAATCTGGCCGCAGTCAACGGAACCATCTGTGCTGTCCACAACATCGCAGTTGGCGTAGCAATTTTCGAGCCACTGCTTAAATCCAGCGAGGAACTTGTCGAGATCGAGCATATAACAAGTCTTGTCATCCTCAAACGGTTCTTCGAGCCAAACGGCAAGCTGCCCACCGCGAGAAATCTGGTCGCTTGCGTACTCCCCAAGATACTTGCCCTGCACAACAACGCG